GGGCTACATACCTAAAGCGTTATCGCAAAGCAAACAAAGATAAGGATGCCAGCCGTACCAGAGCACGACGCAAGATGAAATGCGGTGCCGGTAAGGAAGTCGATCATAAAGACGGCAATCCACAAAATAACAATCGCGAAAACTTGAAGTGTGTGTCTCGTCTGAAAAATCGTCAGAAGGGCGCTCGTAAGACCAACCGTAAGCGATGACCCCTTTGTTTCCCTCCCCGGATCATTACCTCTTTAATTTAATAACCATGACATCACCTGAAGCTAAACGTCTGTGGAGACGTGCTATTAAGGAACATTTTGACTGTCACTGCGTTTATTGTGGAAAAACCTATGAATTACATGAACTTACACTTGACCACGTCCACCCTCGCTCTAAAGGTGGAGAAGATATTTCAAGCAATGTTGTCCCATGTTGTCGGGACTGTAATCAAGACAAAGGAAGCACCACTGACTGGATCAGCTGGATGCGTAACTTGCATGGTTTTAATCCAATGAGGGAACAAAGAATTATTGAACATATACAAAAATGAACGACGAGGAACTACTTAAAAATAGGACAGCTCTTCTAAAAGAGATCACCAAGGTTGGTAAAGAACGTGACTGGCGTCGTGCTGAGGCGCTTCTAAGGAGTCTTGGCTCTGGTAGGCGTACCTATACAGGAACTATTAGGGCAGGCGATGGCACGGCAGTCGGTGTTGATAGGACAATGCGTGCTCTTGCTATTGGCAAATCAGTAGACACTCGTGTTGGAATGCCAACTGGTCGTGGTGTGAAAAACCTTCAAGCTGGACTGGCTTTTGGTAACACCTTTCCAGGAGACGGATCATCTACCTACGATAAGCCTAAAAAGACTGGTGTCAGGAAAATGACGCCTCTTAAACGTGCTGCTCTAGGTTTTATGATTGGTGATACAATCCAATCTTGGCCTAATAAGGACCTTAATTACAGCGTTTATCCGACTGACAAAGCTAGAAGTCGCCTTTATCGGATGATGTCCGGCGGAGCTATTGACGCTTATGAAAAAGGTTACGGAGAAGTGTATCGAGAGCAAGTAGCTCAAGGGATCCGTCGTGGTGAAGACAAGTTTCAACCGCGTGATGTCAAAGGTCGGATGAAAAAGCAAGTTACCTGGAACCCTAAGTCTCTTAAGAAACCGCTTTATGACATGGCTATTGGCAAAGGTATGAAATATCTTGCTACTGGAATCATGGGTGACAAGCGTGCTCAACTCTTGATGACTGCATTTGATGTTGCTAATCAAGTCACTAAACAAGCCACTGGAGAAGACCTGAGCCAACACTATGAACGTGCTGGTGAACGGTTCAAAGATTCTGGAGAACTAACTACCCCCTAGTCGCGTCTAGTGACGCCTAGAAGCCTCTACAAGGCCTCTTAAATCTATAAAACGATAGAATATACATGAGTAATGTTTTAGAGGCATTACAGGACGATTTCAAGCTGTTTCTGCAAGCTTTGTGGACTCAGCTTGATCTCCCTCCGCCTACCCGTGCCCAATTTGCGATTGCGGACTACCTGCAACACGGTCCAAAGCGTCTACAGATCCAAGCTTTCCGAGGAGTCGGTAAATCGTGGATTACTGGAGCGTTTGTGCTGTGGCAGCTGTTTAACGACCCAGAAAAGAAGATCATGATTATCTCCGCTTCAAAGGAGCGTGCAGACAACATGTCGATCTTTTTGCAAAAGCTAATTATCGAGACACCGTGGCTAAATCACTTACAACCCAAATCAGACGATGCAAGATGGTCGCGAATAAGCTTCGATGTCAATTGTTCCCCCCACCAAGCACCTTCAGTGAAGTCTGTTGGTATTACAGGTCAGCTTACGGGCTCTCGTGCCGATCTTATGGTCCTGGACGACGTTGAGGTTCCCGGCAACTCAATGACTGAGATGATGAGGGAGCGTTTGTTACAACTAGCGACTGAAGTTGAGTCTATTTTGACTCCAAAACAAGACAGTCGTATTTGTATCCTTGGTACGCCACAGACATCATTCACTATTTACAAAAAGCTGGCTGAACGGAACTACAGACCGTTCGTCTGGCCCGCTCGTATCCCTAAAGAGGTCTCCACTTACGCCGGAAACCTTGCTCCTCAGCTCATTGAAGACATCGAACAAGGGGCAGTAGCCGGTGAACTGACTGATCCAGACCGTTTTGACGACGACGACCTCGTTCAACGTGAGGCGTCCATGGGTCGGTCGAACTTCACCCTCCAGTTCATGCTGGATACGGCTCTGAGTGACGCTGAGAAGTTCCCACTCAAGTGTTCAGACCTCATTGTCACGTCTGTCAACCCAGAAGAAGGTCCAGACCACATCACTTGGTGCTCTGACCCGTCCAACGTTATTAAAGACCTGCCAATCGTGGGTCTACCCGGTGATTACTTCTATTCACCGATGAAAATTGGCTCTGACTGGAGCCCTTACAACGAAATCCTGTGCTCTGTGGACCCCAGCGGTCGTGGTGCTGACGAAACCGCCGCTTGCTACATGTCTCAACGGAACGGCTTCCTCTATCTACATGAGATGAGGGCCTACCACGATGGCTATAGCGACCAGACGCTTCTAGACATCCTTAAGGGGTGCAAGAAATACGGGGCGACCAAGCTCCTTATAGAAACGAACTTTGGAGATGGCGTCGTGGCTGAGCTGTTCCGTAAGCACCTAGCCCAAACCAAACAAGCCATTCACGTCGAAGAGGTCCGGGCCAACGTCCGAAAGGAAGACCGCATCATTGATGCCCTAGAACCCGTCATGAATCAGCATCGACTGGTGATCGACCGCAAGGTCATCGACTGGGATTTCAAGTCAAACCCTGACTTTCCCCCCGAAAAGCGCCTCCTTTACATGCTGTTTTATCAAATGAGCCGCATGTGCAAGGAGAAAGGAGCTATCCGCCATGACGACCGTCTCGACTGCCTAGCTCAGGCGGTGTCTTACTTCCAAGACGCTATGGCGATCTCCGCTCAACAACAAATCAACCTGAAGAGACATGAAGAGTGGATGGACTTGCAAGAGGCCTGGTTTGACGACCCAGAACAAGCCGCAAACCACATGGCTCTAGGCCTTGACTTGGATCAGAGGCGTGAGGCTCGAAACAAAAGCGGATCTAAAGGTATCTACACATGGTCCTAGGCCACATAGAATCACTCTCGTGCTTGCTAAGGGAGTCACTTGCATGGAACGTGTTGTGTGCAAGATGAGCCCGGAGTGCAAAGGGATCCTTAAAGAGATGTGCGCCATGTTTGGCGTGACCATGGACAAGTTCTTGTATGACATGGCTCGGCAAGAGATCCATCAGGCAGCTTTGAGGTGTTGCAAGACAGAAGCGATCCTTAAGCAACGCGGAAAAGATCTAGATCCCCGTGTCCATAAGCCTTGCTGGGGTATCTCTTGCTATTGCTGTGTCCACGAAGGACCTTGCCGTACTGGATTGGTTCCTGATGCTCGCTTTGAGATCAGGGAGGAAATGGAGCAGTTTGTCAAGCCAGAATTCCTGAAATCCATGAAATTGACATGATTCTCAGTTGCTTTTGTGCAAATTTGACTGCTGGTGAAGCATTTGGGTATTGACCGCTACCCGGATGGTTATGAAGACTATTGGAAGGTTTCATTAAAAGATGACGAAGGACGCCTTTAAATCGAGCCCCCACTACGCCACGGCTAAGCGTGTGTTTGAACACCGCATGGCGGCTCCAGAGGCTTGGGAAGAGTCCCACGAATACGCCATTGCAGTTAGATCCTGGAATCGTTGTCATCACCCCATAGAACGCCTACGAAGACGTCCCTTTGTTCAATCCTTTGGATTCTTTGCCCTTGGTGTGCTCAGTGGCATGAGTGTCTTAACTTGCGTCTACGCTGAGAATTCAAACACCTTACTAAAACAAGGGGAACCTCACCCTGGTCTTTCCCGCGTCGCGCCTAGCGGCGCTCTTGTAAATCCTGATAGGAACGGTTGACGGGAAGTAAAAATAACGACCGAAAGACCGAACAGATCAAGGTCATACATACGTCGCGCCTAGCGGCGCTCTTACC